TCATCCAGAAGTGGTGCTTGACGAGCGAACTCACTAGAATCATAGTTCCAGTATCCTGCAACTTTCTTGATCTTGATCTTAAAGTCAGCACCCTGCCAGAAATCAAAAGGATTGATTGGCTCTTCGTCTTCAAACTCTGGTTGCATAGAAGACATAACCTTATCAAAGATCTTCTTACCAAACTTATAAAGGAATACACGACCCTCGTTATCAGGATTAGCAGGATCCTTTACAACATAGATGTTGGAGTAGTATGACAGTTTACGCTTTTGTTCACGAGCAATTGCTTTATCAGATTCTACACCACTATTCCAGAGACTGGTATTAAGTTCAGAAACAGGATCTTTACCACCATTAGTAGTCAAAGAATTTTCAATATACCAACCACCAGGACCTTTAAATGCATGTGAATACATTTTTGCCCATGGGAGATCTTCTCCATCAGGGGCGGGGAGGAAACGGACAACAGCATATCCGTTACCAGCTTTATCGACTTCTGGCTTCCAGAGACGCTCGTCAGCTGAGTTACCACCCTTATTGGTTTTCTCTACTTCCTTAACTAGTTTCGCTGTTAAGGCACCAAGGGATGACTGCTTTTTAAGTGATGCAAATGACATTAGATTTGACCTGTAATTGGATTTGGCTTGTATACTGGTCTATTATAGGGCGACAGTGCTCCCATTGTCAAGAGATTTGTGCTCTGACTTTTGTGAGGGTCTTCTGCATGTTAGCAAAAAGAACCCCACAGTCAACATCTTGAGGGAAACCCATCAAAACTGCTGATTTACGAACGCTTTCGCGCATTTCTTGTGCGCGAGGATCATCAGAAAGTGCCATTCTTGTATAAAGATTCCTCTGCTTTTCAAGCAAAAGATCTAGCTTATCGATGTGCTCAATTTTTTCTTCACGATCTAATTTTTCAAACGAAAACACTTCAGTATAGATTTCTTCCTGAAGTTCGTTAATTTCATGAATCGCTTCTTGAACAAATTCAGAATCAAAGAAATCTGACATTTTTACTCTCGTTCTTGGATTATTTAGAGCGGTAATCTTGCTCTAGTGGTCTTTTTCATAAAGTTGAGATCCTGAGCATCACGCTTCAGTTTCTCTTTTAATGGTTTTGAGATTAATTTACTAATAGAATCTACTTCTATACTATTTTCTTCACAAAAAAGCACAATAGCTTCAATGTAATTCATTTTTTCTTTCAATACAAGAGTCTCAATCTCTAGAGAGAACTTTGCGGCATTCATGAACTTTTTGCCCAGTGCCTTTGTTAATTCATTTTCCATTTAAGTGATACTCCGCGAAGTTTCTGATGTATTTGGTAAGTAACTTCATGTACTTAAGTTTATCATACTCTTGGTATACTTTGCAAGACCCATCTTCACAGGCCATGATAATGACAAACTTTTTGACAGGTGTACCAGTCAGTTCATAGTACATACAAGCATAAGCAGCGCATTGGACAAGATAACCTTCAATCCACTTATATGGTTTAGGTTTTGCCGATGTTTTGAAGTCAATAACTGCTAATTCTCCATCATACTCAGCGATACAATCTACAGTTCCAGCAACTCCTAATTGCTCGCTATACAAAGATCCTTCTAGAGTGTGAATATTACTAATCCGATTTAGATCAGGTTTGGCAATTTTAAACAAAAATTCAGGAAGAGGCTTTACCTTAGGGAGAGTATCATTTTTTAGATAATGCTCCGTAACAGTGTGCATATCTGTACCACGACTCGTAGAGAGTCTTGTCTTTAGATTTGCTGCTTCTTCTCCAACTCTTTTCCGCCATTTGATGAAAATTTCTCTATTATAAAAACTGATAATAGAGGTAATGGATACCATCTTTGTTTCAGGTGTTTCATAATATCGAACACCATCAATGGTGTTCCTCTCTAACCGAGGAAGTTCAATTTCAAGATGATTAAACATTACATACCGAGTGCCAATTTAGTAGAAAGATATTCTTTACAGAGACCAGAACGAACAATATCATCAACACCAAATTCAATTGATGAGAATGATGGCATTTGCTCTAGGATCTTCATAAAGTCTAGGATGCCATTTTTTTCGTAAGTCTTAGTCAAATCAGTCTGGGTAGCATCACCACAGAAATGAATTTTAGAATTCTCACCAACTCTAGTAATTATACTATCAAGTTCGTGAAAATTCAAGTTTTGACATTCATCTACAATGACAATTGCGTCATCAAGAGTAGTTCCACGAATGAATGATGTAGACCAGAAAGAAATAGTCTCTTGCTGTTTCAGATTGCCATATAGCATCTCAAAGTCAGAATCAGTAGGCATCTCAAACATATATTTTACCATATTCTTATAAGGAATTTGGTAAAGAGCTGACTTATCCTCATGATCTCCAGGAAGAAAACCAATCTCCCTAGTAGATACTAAAGAGCGGACAATATAAATTTTTTGATAAGGAGAGTATTCGTCAAGAACATCTTTGATGGCATTATACAGAACGATAAAGGTTTTTCCCGTACCAGCTGCTCCATAAGCAAAGATATTTTTTCCTTGAGAGTAGTCCTTAAATAGTGTTCCTTGATTATCTGTTAGCGGTTGAATATCAACCAGGAAGTCCGTATTAATAGGTTTCTTCCTTCTCATCTGCTTACTAGTCATTCCAGCACCAGCAGTTGGATCAGTCTTCCTCTTTCTAGGCATAATTTAGTCTAAAGTGAGTTTTTGGCAGTTTTTGCCGGTTTTTTGTGCGTTAGCTAGTACCTCGTTCCAACCGGGTTTGGATTTAAGAAGTTTGTCTTTCCATTCACCAACTTCACCTACACCAGGCATAGTTGATGGGTCAGAATAATCACGCATCCAATCTGGGTTAGATTCTGTCCAAGAAACCCAGTCATGAACACTCATCACTACTTCTTTTTGTTCGCCAGTTTCTTTGTTTATTACGGGATAAGTTGCCATAAGAATAATGTTGTAGTTTTATTTAGAGATCGATAAGATTGTCTGCATCAGCATGCCGAATTACATCCTCCGTATTATAAACGATATCAAAGGCAATTGTAATCCTCGGTTCATCATGTTCATGTTTACTTGTACCATGAACTAACCATGTTGGGAATAAAGTCATCTCACCTGGGATATTTTGCATCACAATTTCTTCATCGGCACTATTAATATAAGGCGGATAATAAATTGTAGCGGTATCTTCAGTTTTCACACAAAAGTGACCACTGAGATATGTATGGGGATGTATAGAGTGATTATGATTAGTAATCTGTTCTCCCTTCCTGAGAACATTTGCCCAACACCTAACTTTCATTTTCGGCGGTGTATATTCAGGAGCAACATTAGTATGATAGATCTCATGAAATTCTGCAATTTCATCCAACAACTTTTTACACTCAGGATGATCCCATTTTAATACATTGAAGTATTTAAATCTAGCTGTAAGACTATCATCCCCTAGACTAGTCATTCCATCATTAAGATCCTCTTTATACTCAGATATAATCTCCTTTTCTTTTATCAAGATATACTCAGCAAGAGATTCTAAATCAATATCTGATGTTGTTTGAGCAATCGTATAGTCCCAAACAGGAGCAAATGGTGTGAAAGGAGGTTCGCATACAAACCTAGTCGCTTTAATTGAGCTCATGACCAATTAAGTGCCTTACCTACAGTAGGATACTGTTCGCAGAAAATGCTCTTAGCCTGAACTGCGATATCCATATGCTCTTTCTGAGTGCCATGAGCACTTCTAAGATCGATGTAATGCACCCACGAGCGACATGATCCTGTCATATAGATTTTTGTGGGGGTTGCTAAGGGAAGCACCATTCTAGCGCACTCCTTGGCGATTCCACGGTCTAGCATGGTCTGATATAGATCCATACCTTCAGTGAAGTATTTCTGTATGGCAATCTCAAAAGTTTGCTTTTTAAATGCATCAACATTATCAAGACTATTTTGACGATTCTTATAATCTTGTCCACGCAATTCAGGAATAGGAATGCTACTAGCTAACATAGAACTGTCAGCATATCTTTGTGAAAATTCCTGGAAGGTAAAAGAACGATGACGGAGCACTTGAGCTGCGATTGCCCTAGAGGTTTCAATTTCTAAAGTCATGTATGCTTGCTCAAACACAGACCAATGTCCATGATTGATACAATACTTCAAGAGACCCTCAAAGCTAGGATTATCCTGATTATTAGGATTTGAAACCCTTGCTATGTACGCCATCGTCTCCTCTGGATTCGGAGTCGATTGAACTAGTCTCACTTTTTCCATGATTTCCTTTCAGTTGTTTTAATTTTAAACCATTTTTAGCAATTTTCTTTGCTTTCTTCATATACAAAAGTTCTTCCTCAGTATATAACCAAGGATTCTTAAGAGCTTCCTTGGTTAACCGAATTGTATCCTTCATCCGCATAATAGACCTCGTAATACTTGATAATTCCGTGGGTGATCATGTTACCTTGTGACACCCAATCATGGGCACACTCATAAATGGACCTGTTACTATATTTAGGTTGACCACTGGGATCTAACTCCCTTCCAAATCTTTCAAGTAGAGTGTTGAGAGCACTAGCCCTCACTTGCATCTTATCTGGCGTATACCGCCAATCAGTCGGGATATCCGTCATCGTCTCCATCAGCAAAGTATTCTACTGGATCATCAAAATTTTCTCGCGTATCTTGTTGATATGCCTCTTTGTTAGAAAAAACTTCAGATTCTAATTCCTGAACCAGGGCTTTCATGGTTAAGACTAGACCCTTTAAAACTTGTCTATCCATCGGAATAATAAGGTTTTGTCTATTATACACAAAAAAGGGGTCCCCGTCAAGGAACCCCCTTTATCTATGTAAGCGTGATCACTTGCTATAAGTTCTACCGCGATAGCAGAAAGTCCCGTGAGACTCTTTGCTTTCTACACAACGAGTAGAATACTCAACACCACGATATGAAGTGTGGGTAATCTGTGCGTCATGCAAAGCAGATGCTTTTTCAATCTGCTTGCGAATAAGATTAAGTGTGTTCATTGTGTTACTCCTGAAGTTAGGGTGGTTTATTCCCCCGTTCCTTCAGTCGTGTGCGTCCCATGGGTAGCAATCAGGAGTTGACTCCTTCATGACCTCAATCAATTCCACCTTATATTCAGGAGGAAT